TGAAAATGTTGACCCAACCTCAGCATCTATTGTATTAAGACCAGCAATTAAAGATATTGATTTTGATTTATCTTGTACTAATTTAACATAATTATTATCAAGTGTTATTGTTAATTTTTTAAAAGAAACCACATCATCCTCAGGAGTATCAATAGGCTTTTCAGTTAAAATAAAATCTAATGTTGGTTGCTTAACCGAGTCATCATATTCAAAATTTTGGTCTACATCATTTATATATTTTTTTATTGAAATTATATATGGAGCCTTATTATTATATTTAGAACTTAATTCGGTTTCTTTATTGTAATATATATCGTTACCATACTCAGGATTTGTTGATGCATATATGACATATTTTTCAATTGAGTTATATCCACTTTTTTTAAGGGTTATTTCATAATATCCTTGAGCCTTTCCAAGTATATCACTTAATTGAATATTAATTTTATTTGGTGTTTCTTTATTTATATACTCACCATCCAAATATATACTAGCTCCTGGTACATTTGCTTTAACTAAAAAGAATGTATTAGCATCAGAATTTACAGTACCATTGTAAGTACCAACTGCAATTGGAGTGTATTCAGTACCATTACCAGCTTCACCACCTAAAGAGGGTATTACATAATTAATACCATTTTCATTGGTTAAAGAGTTACCCCACAATAGTTCATCTGACTTTATCATTTTTCTACAATTACTTTATTTTACTTCTTCAACTCTACCCAATCCACCATCTCCTAAATTAGGTCTACCCAATCCGCCATCTTCAGGATTTCCAATTGATGATGCACCACCACCAATATACCCGCCGCCTCCACCTCCACCTCCTCCAGATGGTGGTGTTGGAACTATTGGTTCGGGGGTTGGTTCTGGCTCAATATCGTCTGGTATTGGAATTTCCTTTTCTAATACCACATCCAACTCAACATTATTTATCTTAATTATTTCGGCTTTTTTAATAACAGGTTCGGTAGTATCTATTTTAGTATCCGCCTCAGTTCTTTGTAATACCTGCCCAACAATATCCAAACTATCATCTGTTTGTGTATCATATGTTGAGTTTTCGCTAAATGTTGGTGTTGATAAATAGAAATCAATTGCTTTTATTAAAAGCTTATAACAAGTATCTTGAATAGTATTTTTTGAAAGTTGTAATGGTGGTTTGATTGGTTTTGGACTACCATATTCTAAGTTTCTTATATCGGATATTCTATTTGTAAATTCGTATAATGCTGATTGCATGAATTTATTATGAACCGTTGATGCAAATATTTCAAATCCAGTTATCTTAAATTCTGCATTAAGTTTATTAAACCAATTTTCAGAATACTTTTCTTTTATATAAGTTGATATTTGAATTGGATTTATTTTTTCAATAAATTCTAGTGCGTAATAAATTGTATCATCTCTGAATTCACCATCATATACCATTACACCAAATCTTTGAAATAAATCAGTATTTTCGGTTTCTTTTCTTTTTAATGGTAATAATCTTATTTCTGTTCTTGATGGGGATATTTCAGAAATCCAAAGTTTATCATACTTTGAATTACTACCAATTCTATTACTTATTAAAGTAATTTGTGTTTTAAATATACCATTATTATATCCCGCCTCTTTTAATAATCTTTCAACATCAATAAAGTATTCATTTGGAAAATTCAAAGCTTGAAATAAAGTACCATCTGCTATAAGAAAATAATCTCTAATATTTTGAGTTGTTAATGGTATATATCTAGCAACCCCATAATTTGATTGCGGCAATTGATTATCGTTTGCATCATATACTATAAATTCAATCGAATCAGAATCACTTAATCCAAAAAAAGATTGCAAATCTCCAGTTTCAAAGATTTCTCTATCTTTAGCATCAATTCTATACGCTTTTGAATCAACTATATTTTTAAAATTTTGTATTGCCATTTATTATATGTATTTACTAATATTTGTATATATGGAATGTAAAATCTTTATTTTCAGTTTTACCAGCACTATCAGTTACAATAATACTCATAGTAAAATCATATTCACTTGGTTTCCATTTTAAAAAAGGCCAAGTACCAACATCAAATAAACCTCCCTGCTTTTTCCAATATTCGGTGGGTTTTTTCATTTCAAATCTTTTAGTTTCGCCACTTTTTAATTTAAGAGGAAATGATACTCCAAAATCCCAAGGAGATTGTGTTATTCTACCTGTAAATTTTATATCTACTGTCATATCCTTTGTACCAGTAAGAGCAGATGATGCAATTACTTCAAAATATGTTCTAAATGTTTTTTGATAGTCATTACCAGGCGGTCCAAATTCATTTGCTTTAGCGCCTGCTCCATTGTAATCCATACCAATCATTTGTTTGGTAGTTTCTTTTGTAGGGTCTCCTTTATCAAATAATATACTTGCTATTTGTCCAGTTGAAACTGCTCCAGCTGCTAATGATTGTTCTTTTGCAGATATATCTATTCTAAGTGCTGCTATTTCTTGTTCTAATGATTGATTTCTAGCCGTCAATGAAACTCTTTGTATTGCCTCAGATGTTGCTTTTTGTATTGAATTTTGCAAATCAACTATTGATGTTTCTATTGTAGAATTAGCTAATTGAGTTTGATTTTGAAATGTTGCTGTAATAATTTTTTGGTTATCTATTTCAATTATTAAACTTTGTGTTACAATTTCCAATGAACTTACTTTTGCTCTTAAATCTACTATATTATTATTTAATCTTACAACTTCGGCAGTTAAATCAATTACCGATTGTGTTACCGGATTATAAACAGAACGTAATACTGTATCCGGTAAATCCGGTAATTGAATTGGTATTAATTCTACAATTACAGTATCTATTGATTTTTTAAGTTCAGTATTATTATAATTTGGTTTTGTTAATTTTGCCGAAATGACACCATCATTTACGTCTAATTCTTCAAATAAATTAATACCGTTAGTATTTTTTGGTTTGATTCCTAAAGAACCGCTAACCATAATATTACCAACCAACTTTTCATTTTGTAATCCTGTTTTTATCATTTTATTTTACAACGCTAAATGTTATGTCATTATCAAAATAAACATCACCATCATTGAATGTTATTTTAAACTCTATTTTATAAACTCTATCAGTTTCCCAATTTCTCAAATCCAATTGAACATAGTTTCCATTTTCATCACAACTAATTTTAGAATATTCTGAAAAAGGAATTATTACATCTCCAGATTCTAAATCAGTTATTTGATAATAAGATGTAATTGGTAAATAATTTATTTGACTATATTGATTAAATGAATTATTAAATGTTTTTACTGGGTACATCTCTCTACCAAATATTCTAACTTTTGGAGATGTTCCAACTTTGTATTCACTTTTACTATTTGTTATACCAATTTTAAATTGTTCAGATACTAATGGAGCCAATGAACCAGTTTGAAATATTTGGTCATCCCATCCAATTCTTATTTTTGGTTGATATATAGTATGAGTTTCCTTACTAAAAAATTTTAATATACCATAATCTTCGGTATTATCTTCTAAACTATTTTCATGTTTTAATATCAAACCATCATTTGGAATAGAACCACTAACCCATGCATTTAACATTGATTTAATATTCATAACTACATCAGCTGTATTATATGAATATAATTTAGTTGATTGGTAGTTAGTGTACCATACTCCACCATATCCCGCATAAGAACCAGTAGAACCTGCTGCAAAATTCGTAGTTATACCATCGTTTGTTGTATCATTCAACCAATCTATTTTTGAATTACCCTCTCGATATCTCCAAGAAATACCTTCGGTTGAGATATCATCAAATCTAGTACCTATACCCATTTCCCAACTTTGTGAAATTGGATGTGCATATAATGTATATTCTAATGGTATTTCTTCACTTTTAGTTTCCTTAAGTAAAAGGGAAGCTTCCTCTATATGAGAACCAGTATGTAATGAAGATATATCAAACTTAATTAAAGCTCTTGATATATCTTTAGTACCACCATAATAAACTTTACTAACTTCTAATATTTGGTCTAAACCAGTATTTTGATTAGGTTGTTGTAAATAAACTGATGCATCTTTTGATGCTGTTAAAAAGTTATACATTATTTTACTCTACCTTTTATATCTTGATTTGGAAACTTTATTTCAAAAACACAAGGGTCTAAAGATGGATATACAATCTTATCTTTAGTTGCCGCTTCTATATTATATGAATTTGGTGAATAATTATTGCCACCACATTTATTTGTTAATTGTACCTTTGGTACAGATGATACACCCTCTACGTTTGCCAATAACAATTCAACCTCACTTAAATTAATAGTTTGATTAAATTGCCAATTGTCTATACTAAAATAATCTTTCAATTCAGAAATACATTTTGTTAATATTTCAGATTTATTATAACCTTCATATACAATTATTTCAAAATCAATTCCTATATTAACAATAAAACCATCTATTATATTAATACCATCGGTTAAAATTTTATATTCGTTTAAATATGTTTTAAGATTTTCTTTAACTGCTCTATTAAGTGTAGTTAAATTTCCATTATTATCATATCCTAACAAATATAAGTTAATTGCGAATGGATTATTTTTTTCACTTTGATTTGTAGTTTTACCTATAAAAAAGTTTTTTAAATCAGTTTGAATAGTTTGAGTATTTGGTTTAGTTCCAGTGGCTGTTGTATTTACAAAACCCATTACCAAATCCGTAAATTCTTGCAAATGCTTTGGAGATGCTAATATAGAAGATGGTGAATTATTATCTAATGTACCATCTGCAGTTGCATATGCTTTTGCAATTGCTCCAAATTTAGATGGCATTGATAATACTCTTACTTGATAATCTTTTGCAGTTACTGCTCTATTTTGAGCTCCAAAGTTTGCTAATGCATTTTGTCTAATTTCTTCTAAAGTGTCTCCGTTTTTACCACCAACCGCAGGTACTTCATTATCAATAGCTACAGAATTTTTAATTGTATTATATGTTACTAATTCTGCTTGAGTTAAATTTGTTGTATCATCATCATACGAAATTCCAGATATTGTTGTTAGTTCTCCACTATTTACATTTGAACTAATTCCACCACCAACTAAATATGTTATTGTTATAGTTGTGTTTGATGGGGATGTACCATATGTTTTTGTTTTTAAAAAATTAGTAGGGTCAAAAGATTCTTCCAATCTACTAATTGAATTTGAAAGACCTAATCCAACATTTTTAAGATTTGGTATTAACATTTCATCACTAGCCGATGGGTCACCTGCTCCAAATTGAATAGTTGTTGTACTATCCGTATTTATTTTTGTAGTAAATCTTTTTGGAGTTTTAATAGTTTTTAAAACATAAGGAACAGTTGATTTAAATTGATATAAATCAGGATCATTTGATTCTGTATTTGGTTGTTCAATAAAAACCATTTCCTGTGCTAAATAAGGAACTTCATACCATTTATTATTATTAGAATCTCTACAATCATATATTTGAATTACATTTGTATCTGTAATATCTATTGTTTGAAATGATTCGTAAGAACCAAACGATACATCTAACGTTTTTTTAGTTGCTGATATTGCTTGAACATATTTTTTAACTAAATAAAATAGAGGTTCTCCTGTAATAGAATCGGTTTGATACACTGTTATTTCTCTATCCGTTTCATCGGAAAAATCTACAATATCAGTTGTTACAAATTCTATTGAATTTGTTTTTGATGTGGCGTTCATTCCACTTTTTATTCTTAAATAATATCTACTATCCGGGCTATTATTAATACCACTACCAATAGAGGGTACTAGTTGATATACAGATAATGTCGTTATTGCTGCTCCAGTTACTTTTGGTTTATATCCCAAATATTGAGCTAATGAAATAACACTACCAATATCCTCAGCCGATGACATCATTGATTCTTTAAGAGTATCATCTATATAGTATGAAAGAACATCGCCAATATAAGATGATAATTCTATAAACATCATACCAGGAGATGTCTCATTAAAATCAGAATATGTTTTTGGAAAATATGTTTTAGTAAAATCAATAAGGTTTTGGCGAAAATCCGCAAAATCTTTATTAAGGTATTTTATATCCTTACCTTTGTTTTTAAAATTTTTATTTATTGTATTAATTGCCATTTCCTATTATTGTGTTATATTAAAAGTTACATTACTTAACTGAGGATTATTACCAATTGTAAATGAAATATTTACATTAACTGTATTAGTATCTTTTAAATAATCCGTTTGTTCTACATTTATTTGTTCTACATTAACAAATGGTAGCCACAATTCAATAGTATTATTTATTTCCTCTTCAATTCTATCAGCTAGTGTATCATCGTTTTGTTCAAATAACAATTCTTGTAAACCGCTACCCAATTGAGGTTGCATTATTCTCTCCCCTTTTTTAGTTGATAGTAAACTTATTATATTAGTTTTTACTTCATCTTCGGTTGTGAAGTTTTGGTTAAAGGCAGTATTTCCTATTTGAATTGGTAAAGATATACCAACCGCATAATCGTTAAATTCTTTTGTATCATTAACTAATTTACTACCTAATATTATTGCCATTACTTCTTATTAAATCTTTTTACAAGTTCAGAATAATCTCTATTTAGTGCTTTATCTAATTCAGGTACACCAGTTTGAACACCCAATCCAGTTGGTTGTGGTCCTTTAGCTAAATCACCATACCCCATTTTTTCAGCCATTGCAGTTCCACCTAAAATTGAACCCATATCACCTTGTCCAAAATTCATTGTTCTATATCCACCATCACCCTGTGGTAATCCTCCCTTTGTTTCATTAAGAATTTGATTAATCATTGGGTTTTTACTAAATTGCTTTGTAGGTGCTACCTGCTGTGATATTGATTCTTGAATAGATTCATCACCTAATATAGCTTTAGCCATTGAAATACCAGTTGATTGTTTTTTTGCAACTGGTTGTTTACCTTCACTTAATAATCTTTTTACTTCCGCTTTTACGGATTCTTTGATTAACGCAGGTAATTGCTCCTTCAATTCCTCTTTTATAAGGATTTGTATAGCTTTTAATAGTTTATCTGTGTCCATTTTTTAATATATTGGTTTTGTTATGTTTATAAATATTTGAATTGAGTATTTTTGGGAATTACACATAGTATAGCTTTAAACCACTGGAATATCTACCCTTATACATAGTAAGTAGTTGTTTTCTTTGGCCTGAGCTCTTTTTACAACTTATATGTAGCCATACTGAGTTTCCGTGTTCAAATATCAATTGGTCAAATGGTAAATTGGTTCTTATCCAATTTGCCAATGGTACATATTCTTTCGGAGAGGCCCCTGGTATTTGAATATCAATGGCTTCTCCTTTTTGATGTTGAGATACCCCACCAGGTATACTAGCCGTACCTCTAAATGCAGAATTTATTCTAATATTTGGATACCTTTGTCTTAATGGTTCTAATATATTAACTGCTATATTTCTTAAATTACAAATAATATCTTTTTCACTTAACCCAACCTGTGCTTTAATTTTATGAGCAAATACACATCCAATTGACAAATCCCTTAATCTATAATTTGGAGATAAATTCATATTATAGTTTATAGAACCAAAATTACAATTTGTTGGGTTTGGTTCTTCTTTAGTTGTTTCCTCATTTGTAGTCACATCATCCACTTCTTCTTCAGGTACTTCTTCATATGGAGGATTATCAGGTGGTAATTCATCTTTTAGACTTTCAAGTTGTTCCCCACCATCTTCCCCACCATCAGTTAAAATTTCTGCACCAGTCTCAGCAACTACTTCTTTAGCTCCCTCCAATGTATTATTATCATCTGGGATTGTTTCTAAAAGTGCTTCTGTCGATGGTTCATCTGCCATTATTGATACTCCCGGTGATGATGGTAATACAAAATAACCAGACCAATTTACAATACCAGGACCTGGAGTTGCTAATGGTGGGTATAACGATATAGTATTTATAATACCACTTACAGTTTGTAAATGTGCAATTGCGTTTACTATAAATGCATCTATAATTAAATTTGGATTATTATTAGGTGGTAATGGTGAACC